ACACAACTGTTGCAAACCCATTGTCGGCTTATCCTGTAATCAAACAAGCTGGATTGTTGTTGCTTACGCACTTGTATAACAACCGATCAAACAGCACAGACATTCAGCTTAAAGACATTCCGTTTGGCGTGACTACGCTTTTACGCAGTTACAAACCTTTGGTGATGTGAAATGGCAATTGCTCGTTTTGAAAACATCAACGTCAACAATCTAACTTTTACGAAGTCAGATTTTGGTGAGTCTGCGACTGTTCAGGCATTGTGGTTTGCAACTCGGGCAAGAGTTTCTGATGTGTCAAACAGCGTAAAGATTTCAGAAAAGTATCGTTTGTATCAAGACATGACCAACTTTACGCTGAACTACACGCCAAACATGAAGACGATAGTGGATAACCAAAACCTCTATTCAATTACATGGCGTGGGAAAGATTGGCGTATTGATAATGTGCGTGAGTCTGATGACAGAATGAATGTTACTTTCATGTGTTATCGCTCTGATCCAGTTACGGCGGTCTAATGGCAACTCAACTAAATCCTGTTGTCTACGGCAAAGCTATCCAGTACCAACTGGCTAACATTGTCACGCCAGTGCCTGTGTATGCGGCTTTTAACCGCAACTTTGCAACGCAGCCTAAGTTCATTACCTGGATGCTGCGTAATGTGCATCAACCTGTATATACGGGTACACAGCAAAGCAACAAAGGCATTGATCGACCTGTATTTCAGATTTCTATTTTCACTCAACAGATTGAAGATGGATTTACAATATCAAATCAGATTCTGCAAGCCTTGCATGGGTATAGCGGGATTTTGGGAAGTCCGGCAGATGGCTTTTACATTTCTAAAGCCGATGTTATGTGGCTCTACAACAGTTACAACGATGAGGAAAAATTGGGGCAAATCTTTTTAGATTGCACCATTGACATTCCGGCGTAAGACAAGACAATTGTTCAACTCTTAAAGGATACTCAAAATGGCTTTACCAAACAAAGTTCTTCCCGGTTTTACCGCTGCGTTGTACGCACAGCCCGGAGCGACTCCTACTCCTTTGACAATTGCACAGTTGTCCTTGGTCGCTAGTGTTTCTCCTATTGCTGTTGTCGGCAACCTTATCCCTGTGGAAGCAATCCCTGCTTTCGGCATGGATGACGCTGTTGCTAGTTTCGGCGTGGCTGGTTCGCGTCAATCTGACAAAATTCCAGTACAAGCTGCTCCTACCAGTTTGACAATTACGGCTGCATGGAATCCCGCCGACACCAACTTGCTGTTGATGAGAGCAGATGCTTATTCTGGCGTGATTGACCGCACGTTTGTGATTTCGGCTACTGAGGGTGCAAACATCGTTTATTACGCCTTTAACGGGCGTGTAGGCCAGTTCCAGATTGACCCTGCTCCCGGTGCTGAAGCTAAAGCTACATTTACCGTTCATCCCCGTGGCAACCAGTTTGGTTGGTCTAACAACGCTTAAGGAGTCATCATGGCTATCCCTGCAAAAGTTCTTCCCGGTTTTGCTGCATCGCTTTGGATGCAATCGGCTGCTACACCAACTCCATTGACAACAGCTAACCTGTCGGTCTGGACTGCACAAGTTGCTACCATTGTTGGCACTGTAGCTAACGGCACTGGCGCTGCTGGTGTTGCTGTGCCTGTTGAGGCCATCCCTGCCTTTGGTATGGATGACGCTGTGGCAAGTTTCGGTGTTGCTGGCTCCCGCCAAAGCGACAAAATTCCTGTGCAAGCAGCGCCTACAAGCATGACTATTACGGCTGCTTGGAACCCTTCTGATGCAGCATTGCTTCAGATTCGCGCTGATGCTTATTCTGGTGTTGTTGATCGCACTTTTGTAGTCGCAGCAGTTGAAGGCGCAAACACTGTTGCTTATGCTTTCAATGGTCGCGTGGGTCAGTTTCAAATTGACGCTGCTCCCGGCGCTGAAGCCAAGTGTATGTTTACAGTTCACCCGCGAGGCAACCAGTACGGCTGGTCGAACAACACATGACCGTTTCAGACGCAATTGAAGCTATTGTGACCAGCTACGGCGACATTGAACTTGTTGCCCGTGGCATGGTAGTTGATGCTGATGAGCTTGCAAGCGCCACAGCAGCACCAGACACAGCAGAAGCCATTGCATTGGCATTGCTTAGAAAATACAACGTGACCGCACCTGTGGTGGTCATTGAAGAAGTTGCCCCAGAGGTTGCGCCAGACACAACAGAGTAAAAGACATGATAGTAAAAGACAGTAATGACCTTCTAAATTTTCTTGTTGCCCAATCCGATTCGTCAAAGAATTGGTTTGGGTTTCAACAACAGAAAATGACAGCAATTGTTTTGGCGCATGAAATTGCAGCTAGACACGCAGACAAGATGACACCCAATCAAGTCGTTGAATATGCGCGTGAATTAAACAACTTGCTGTATCTCAAAATGATTAAACCGAGTACATAACATGGGCGGCGTTACCATTAAATTAGAGGGTCTTGGTGACGTTATAAAAACTTTTGACGAACTGGCTCAAGAGATTGGCGACAAAAAAGCCCGTAGCAAAATTTTGATTCCAGCGGCAAGAGATGCCATGAAGCCTGTGCTGGCTCTAGCACAACAAAATGCGCCCGTTGATTCGGGCGCTTTGCGTTTGTTGTTGCAAGTGGAAGCCAGAAGGCCAACAAGCCGAGACAAGCGGTCTAAATACATTACTGGCAACGATGCAGTAATTGCAACCGTTACCACAGCATCTGGCAAAAAGATGCGTGCCATGAGCGAAGGAAAAGGCTTAGAACGCACCAGAAGGCGCATTGCTTCATTTGAAACTGATGCTCATGTTGGCGCATACAAAGCGCAAAAATTTGAAGGCTTTAAAAGCGATGCAAGGGCTATTGCACAAGAGTTTGGCACAGGTAAAATGCCAGCACAGCCTTACCTAAGACCAGCGTTAGAGAGTCAATCACAAGACACTGTAAACAGGTTGGCTGATGGGTTACGAAAATACATTTTAAAATTTAAGGCAAAAACATGACAAAACTGAGCAACGCATTTGGCGCAACTTATGACAAGGTGCGCCGAGAAATCATGACTCGCAAATTCGAGTTGGGCGGCTTTACATTTAAAGTCCGTGTCCCATTGGTTTCTGAATCAGACGCAATTTATACGCGCATCACAAACCCTGACGAAACAAAAGTCGAAAACATTTATCAATTGCTTGTAGAGCCATTGCAAAGATTCCGAGACTCAGCCGAAGCAACAGATGCGGGTTTTGAGTTTTTGGAAAACGATGTGCTTGTGCAAGGCAAATCATTGCGTGAGTCTGCAAGAAACAAGGCGCTTACAGAGGCTCGGATTGTTGAATACATCCGTTTGTTGGTTCCCGAAGACCCTGAAGCAACGCTAAACGACATTACTTATGAAGACATTGAAGCCGAGTGGCCTTTGAATGTTCAATTGTCTTTGTGCGAAAAAATTGGTGAAGTGATTAGCCCAAGCTATAAGGAAACTCGGGGAAACTGATTGGCTCGTTAAAGACACAAGTTCAAACAGCTTTAATCTTTAACGGGCATACACCAGAATCAATTGCTGCGCTGGATGAAATAACAATGGCTCGTTTGCAAACAATGTATGGAGATGGGGTCATTGGAAATCATAAGATGATTGAAATGCTTGGAACGCTTATTACTGGTGTGTTTAATTATGTTCGTGACTCAAAATCACGGGCTTATACACTAGCCAATATCTCAGGTTCCGCTTATGATTACTTCTATCCTCCGCTGCCACCAGAGTCGCAAAAAGAGGCGGTAAACAACAGTCTGCTTGCCTACATGAGCCAAGCACCGGGATTTGTAAAAGACAGGTTTAAGGTGAAACAAGATGGCTAATATGATTGCCCGTTTGGGCGTATTGCTTGGTATTGACAGCGCCGAGTTTGTCCGTGGCATTGATGGGGCATCCAAAAAGCTAGAGCAATTTGGCGAAGCCGCAGAAAAATACGGCAAGATTGCAGCCACAGCATTGGTTGCAGCTAGTGTTGCGGCTTTGAAATACGCAGACGAAATTGTAGACGTAGCAAAAGCAAACGATGTTGCTGTTGATTCAGTTATTAAGTTGCGAAATGCATTGCAAGACAATGGTGGCGAAGCTGAAAACGCTTCCAAGATGCTTTCGTCTTTTGTCGGATTTGTTGACAAAGCTGCTGGAGGTTCTTTAGAAGCTCAAAAAACGATGACTCGTTTGGGTGTGTCTTTTAAAGATTTGGGAACTTTAAGCATTGATGAACTAAAAAACAAAGTTGCTGTTGCTTTACAAAACATTGAAGACCCAATTACGCGCAACGCTTTGGCAATGGAAGTATTTGGCAAAGCTGCAAAGGGTGTAGATTTTCTTAATTTTGCTGATGGTCTGACAAAAACAAACACACTTGCAAGCGCACAAGCCAAAGCATTTCAAGATGCTGCTGATGTTTTTGCAATGTTTGAAAAAGAAGCGCGTGATTTAGCTGTTATTTTGGTGACCGAGTTAGGCCCGCCACTTAAAACAACCCTTGATTATTTTAAAGATATGAAAGGTGAAGGCAACATTCTTGCTTTAAGTTTAAAAACAGCATTTCAAACAGTTGCAATTGAGTTGAGTAATGTCCAGTTTGTTCTTGCTGGCATTCATCGACAAACAATGCAAACGCTTCTTTTCTTTAAAGCGTTTATTCCCGGCACTAATGTTGAAGGTCAATTTAGCAAGTATCTTGAAGAAGCCGAAAGAGAAAGAGCAAAACTAGATGAATTTCAACGCCGAATTTTAGGCGGTGGTGGCGCTCGTGGTGGCGGGGTTAGTGATTTTGTTGATCCAAGATTGCCTCAAGCAAACAAGCCAAGCGGCCCATTGCGCGAAACAAAACTTGGTGTTGATACAGAAGCGCAAAGAGAAGCCAAGCGACTGCGCGAAAATGAATTAAAAATTGGCGAAATGCGTAATCGTGATGCCGAAAGAAGATCAATTGAAGAAGAAAGAGAAGCAAAACGCCTACGGGAAATTGAATTAAAAATTGGTGAAATACGCAACCAAACAGTTGGTCTAAATTTTAAAACCAACGAACAATTGGCAGAACGTCAAACGCTTGAATCTTTGTCGCTTGATCGTCAAAGAACAATGTTGAATTACGAACAGCAAACACGATTGCTGCGCGAAAAAGACAAGCAACTTGCAATTGACATTTTTAACATTCGCGCACAGCAAGAAGACAAGATTAGGGCTATCCAGCAAGAGACAAACTTGCTAGAGGCTGATCGTGAAGACCGTATAAAAGCTCAAAACGCACTTGCAGAAAAAGCAATTGACCTAGCGCGGGAACGCAATCGTGTGATGCGTGAAATGCAAGAAGGCGACACGGGTAAAGGCTTTGGAAAACGTGCTGAAGAATTCTTTGCATTTGCGCCAACAGCAATGGAAAACGGCGCACAGATGTTTGACTCGGTGTTGGGTAATATGACGGGCGCGTTAGACAACTTTGTAAACACTGGCAAGCTATCGTTTAAAGACCTGACCCGCAGCATCATTCAGGACATGATCCGCATCCAGCTACGCGCACAGATGACCAGTATGTTTAGCGGTATGTTTTCAAAGTTTTCTGGCGGTGGCTTTGGAACAGGCAATGCTTTTGGCAATATGGATTTAGGCGGCTTCTTGGCTGAAGGTGGCCCCGCTGATGCCAATACTGCATATGTTGTAGGTGAACGTGGCCCGGAATTGTTTGTGCCAAGATCAGCAGGGGTTGTTATTCCAAACAACCAACTAGGTTCTAGCATGGGCGGTCAAACAATTAACTACAATGGCCCGATCATTCAAAACATGAACGCCA